AGCTTACGGAAGGAGAAAAAGACGAAACTGAAAACCAGGAATCTAATGAAACTAACTAAAAAACAAACGGAGGCCTATAGGATGGCACTATCTGGAGAGAAGCAGTTCATTCTCTTCGGTGGTGCCATCCGATGACGAGGGGGTAAAACTTATTGGCTTCTTCTAACCTTCATATCTCTTTGCTCTAAATACCCTAAGTCAAGATGGTGTATTGTACGAGCCTCTCGCCCTACTTTAGAACGCACAACACTCATAACGCTAAACTCAATACTAAATGATGGGCTGAGGCCTTACATATCAAACTACGATAAGCAGTCTTTAATATTGACCTTTAGCAATGGCTCTGAACTCATCTTTATGGGCGAGAACTACGACACCGATAAAGACTTAGATAGGTTTAAGGGCTTGGAGATAAACGGAGGCGGCATTGATGAGATTAACGAGTGCCAGGAGGCTACCCTTTACAAGATGCTTGAACGCTCGGGCTCATGGAACAACGCTGAAGGTCGCCCTCCTATTGTAGTATTGGGAACGTGCAACCCTGCGAATAATTGGGTGAAGGAGGAGGTTTATGACAGGTGGATTAAGGGCACTCTCCCTGAAACCTGGGCATACATTCCATCAAAGATTACGGATAACCCATACATCCCTGATGACTACCTAAACTCACTGAAGGCCAATATGCCTGAATATGAGTACCTGCGTTTCGTTGAGGGCGACTGGGAGGTTCAGGAAAAGCCTGAAAACCCATTTTTCACGGCATTTGAGCCAAAAGATCATGAGGATAAGGGCGCGTTTTTCAACCCGAACCTGCCGATTTTATTTGCCTTCGACTTCAACTTACAGCCGTTTGCTGGCATTGTTGCCCACAAGTGGAAGGATGACAATGGCGAACACTTCCACATAGTCGATGAGTTCTCCGTTCCCGATGGCTCTATACCAAAGATGATAGACACGATTAAGGAGAGATATGAGCCATACCTTCCGATGTGTCAGATAACGGGCGATGCTATGGGCAAGAGGGGCGATTTATCTCAGAGGGATAATGCTAACTACTATGAGCAGTTAGCTCGTGGGCTTAAACTATCGGGGAAGCAAATCCGCGTTCAGGACAACCCTAAGCACGAGAACTCCCGTGCCGAGTGCAACTACATTCTAAGGCACTACCCTGACTTCAAGGTGAATCCTAAGAGCTGCCCCAACACTTCGAGGGACTTGAGGATGCTCAAATGCGATGCTATGGGGAATATAATTAAAAGGAATAGGAATATTATAACTCAGCTAGCCGATCACGGAGATTGCGTGCGCTACATATGCCACACCTTCTTGGGGGAGTGGTATATTTACCACCTGAAAAAAAGCGGATATAAAAACATACCATTATGAGCTGTCTTGAATGTACAAACTGCCCCTCCATAGGCTCTTACGACATTTGTTGTGCCGAAATAACTGTTGCTGAGGGGCTCACACCTGCTACCGACTATCTTGTTCGCATCCTCGACCTTACACTGAACCGCTATACCCAACAAACGGTTACTGCGAGTGGATTGGGTGAGCTGACGATTGCTATTGACCAATATACATTCTCACCGAATAGAACCTACGAGGTTACTGTTCATGCTGATGAAACCTGCAATGTTGATGACGACTTGGAGTTTGGACAACTAGGAACTGGCGATGATGTTGATTGCGTATCCTTTACACTATTTTATGCTGATTGAACGAGCCGTAGTAGTTAGCCTACTCATTGTAGCCACCCATATTTCAATGGAGGATGGGATGATTCTGAATAGATTCAGGGCATTTTTAGCAAGGCTAATCCCCGAATGTAGCATTTGGAGTAAGCCTATATACAACTGTGTCGGGTGTATGGCCTCTATTTGGGGGGTAGTCTATTACGCTCTGACCGCCCTACTGCCCTGCTTTGAATTTAACTTTGTGGAAATGTCGATTGTGTGTATAATGTGCATACCTTTGAACTTCATTTTCATAAAGTTATCATGATAGCAGAACTGCTCTACAAGTGGTTTCCAAAACAATTTAATCAGCTTGTTTGGGATTCTACTTACAAGCCAAAGAAGAACCAAGGGTTGAAGTATGCCTTCACCTGTGAGGGGCATAGGTACTACATCTATGAAAGCCTTTTTGAGATGCCCGTTGAGAGGATTGGCAGGGCGCAAGACTTTGTTTTGCAGTTGCAGAGGATGGTGAGTGATGTTGAACTCGATAGGTTCATTGAGGCGATGGAGGGTGCGCTGTTTGAGTCGACAAGTGGGGAGAAGTTGAAAGGTCTATCGAAAATCGGATTTTTAATAGGCGAGATGAAAGAGCGCAAGAAGCTGCTTCTTCACCCCGAAATTATGATGGAGTTATCTGGGTGTATGCTCATTAGAGAAGATCAAGATCCGGGTGAATGGGATGCCGAATTTGAACAGAAGAAGATCGAAATATTTAGAAAAAACTACAAAGGCAAGGGGTTATATGATTTTTTCGTTTTAGGCGGGTTGAATCAATTCTTTCCCAATTTCAGCTCTTTCGAAAAAGACTGGGAAACATATTGGGAGATGGCACAAGCCCGCCTCAAAGTCCTAAACAAGACAGTGGAATCCTTTCCCTCGGCAGGCAACTCTATGATCAGGACAAGGAGTTCCGTGAAATAATTATATTCTGTGCGGAAGGGGATGTGGCGAGGTACAATGCCTATATGAAATCCTCTATTGAAAAAACTCTAACTTTGCTTGAGTTTAACCAAGAAAGGCGAAAGCGAGAGCTTGAGTCGATAGAAAAGCATGGCAAGAATACAAATCGAGTACACGGCAAACATAAGCCAGCTACAAGCAAGTCTAGATAAAATTATAGACAAGAATAGGCAGATAGCTACGACTGCAAGGCAGGCATCTTTAGCTATGGGCAATATAACTCAGTCTATTGCAGGTGCTAGTGGTGCTATGCAGAATTTAGCATCTTCTATGAGGGGTGCAACGGCAGGGATGACTGCGGGGATAAGAAATCTCAACACGCAACTTAATCAGCTACAAAGGCAGACAAGTGGGCTGAATAGCACGATGAGTTCACTTTCCTCGAATATGTCGAGGATTGGGTCTGCGGCTCAGGCTTCAAGGGGGTCGGTTGGTGGCCTTGCATCTGTACTAAGTAGTATTCGTGGATATGTTGCCGGTGCTTTTGCTGTATCGTCTATTGTTTCCTTTGGGAAAGAAGTTGTTGATTTGACGGCAAAAATAGAGCTGCTTCAATCAAGGCTAGCCTTTATTTATGGAGGAACTGGGCCTGGAGAAAATGCATTTATAAGGATTTCTAGCGCAATTAAAAAGCTTGGCCTTGAGTTTGGACCGACAATGGAACAGGCCACTGCCTTCAGTATTGCTTCCCAACAGGCGGGCTATACGACTACTGAAACGGAAAAAATGTTTATAAGCTTTGCATCATCATTAAGGGCTGCTGGTTCAAGCTCTCTTCAGGTTCAGAGGTCTTTCTATGCCCTTCAGCAAATGATGTCTAAGGGCGTTGTTTCTGCGGAGGAGTTGAACAGGCAGATGGGCGAGTCTTTGCCTGGTGCGGCTATGCTTATGTTCAAGGCTTACAAAAATCTACACCCAGAGCTTGTCAAAAATTTTGAGGATTTCCGTAAGCTGCAAAAGGAGGGGAAGATATTAACTCAGGATGTATTGACAGAGTTTGTCCGAGTTGTTGAGCAGGAGTTTGCCCCTGCACTTGCGGGCAAGACCAACTCACTATCTGCAAGCCTAAATAGGCTTTCGCAAGTTTTTTCTGAGTTCAAAATAATAATATTCCCACAAGAATCGGCCAACGCCTTTATTAAAGGCCTTACTGAACTTATAGATGATATAAACACTGTTCTTAGCTCTGAAAAACTATCCCGCCTTCAAAAGTTTCAGACACTATTTGGTTTTGATAGCGACCAAATTCATGAACTACGGGGAATAGCGTATAGGGAGAGAAGTGCTAAGGAGGCGACTGCTCTTTCTACTCAGGCAAGGGTTGAAAAAGAAATGAAGGCCTTCAACAAACTTAATTTAAAGCAGAAGCAAGATGTCGCTATTGCTCTTGACGAGGAGATAACCAAATACAAAACCTATGTAGACTTAATATCAAAATCTCAAGAAGCTCTCAAAAACTTTGACAACAATGCGTATGTTTTGGCACGATCAGGGATGCAAAAACTCGATGGCGTTACTTTATTTGGCAAAAATATTCAGGGGGATTCTTCAACCGTGCAGGAACAAATTTTTTCAATAGCCCAAGAGGTTAGTAGAAATATGACTATGGCGTTAGCTTCAGCTGGAGATGACGAACCCAAAGAAGGCAAGACATTAAGGGAGCTGGCTCTTGAATCAGAAATAAATAGAGTAAAGGCATTGATAGCTATTGAAAAAACTGCAATAGAAGTTTTTAACCATAATTCAGGCATTAAGTTTGATACGACTAAAAACTTAATGGAGTTGAACATAGAACTAATAACCCTTGAGGAGGAAATTAAGAATCTACGCCAAAAGGGTAGCCAAGAGGAGCTTAATGCAGCAGAAAGAAACTTAGAGATTGTTAAGGAAAACATAAAGTTTATGGAAGAAGAGCAAAAGCTGCTCTTATACCAAATGGAACTTGAAAAAAATTTAATTGAGGAGCGTCTTGCTAATGCAACGAGTGGTTCAATAGAGGAATACAGAATCCGGGAGGAGTTGATGATTAAAACTGCTGATATAGAAAAGAAAAAAGTGCAGAACAATGCAGAGGCAGTTAAGAAAATAACAGCTCAGACCAATGCTGAAATCAAAAATATGTATGATGGCCTTAAAAAAAGGATCAAGGAATTTTTGAGTGATACGGAAGAAATGATTGCTGCCCCATTCCGAACTAAAAGAGAGCAGGAAATTGCAGATATAAACAAGAAGTTTGACCAACAAATTCAAGCGGTCACGGAACAGTATCAGCTTGGCACGCTGTTCCCTGACCAAAGAAGAGATGGGCGGACACCAGAGGAGGGACTTTCAAATGTTCTTAAATACATAGACTTATTAGATAGACTTAACAAGGCAAGAAAAAAGGCTCTTTCTGAAGTAGAGGGGGGTGAAAATATTCTGGGGCTTTCAGACGAAGACCTCCAAAAGCTGCAAAAGGCACTCCAGGTAGCCATCGACTTATTTCAAGATTACTATGATGCTCGCACCGAGATAGCCAAAAACGCCATTGAAAAAGAGCAGGCACTGTTAGACAAAAAGTTCAAGGCTGGTCTTATCCGTGAGAATGAGTACAACGAGGAAACCAAAAAGAATAAAGAGGAGATGGCTAAGCTTGACAGGGATGCCGCAAGGTTTGGCGTTCTAATCAACACTGCCCAAGCCATTGTGAAGCTATACACCGACTTCGATGCCATTACTGCAACTATATTAGCCGCAGGTGTCGTTGCCGTTGGTGCAACTCAGCTTTCAGCCATTAACTCCGCCCCACTTCCTGAGTTCCACGAGGGGGGCTTGGATATTAAGAAGAACGACAACAAAAAGCCTAACAGGGGGCTGAAAAGTGGGGAGTTCTATGCTAAGCTTTTAGAGGGTGAGTCGGTGATGACTCGTGAGGAAACGACTAAGTACAAAGATGTGCTGAAGGCTATCCGTGAGGACTCTCTGCCCTCGCAGATTATGAGGGGCTATGCTGCACCCGCCTATCATCGTTCTATGGATGAGCCGTACCGAATGGCTAAGGAGCAGACTTCGCTTGAACTGGCTTTTCAGAACGCTGAATTGGTTGATGCCATACGCAGGAATGGGGCTGTTGCTATTAAGAACCCCGATGAGATTGCCGATGCCATTGTTTCAAAGAGTTCCTACACCAAAATAACTAACAGGAGGAGAATAAGATGAGTTTTCAGGTCTATGTGAACAATATTGCCATAAGCGATGAGCCTATGGGCTTAACGGAGGCTACCGTTAAGATTATGCGTGATGAGCAGTTCTCTGGCATAGTTAGTAACATTGTTAGCGACCTTTCCTTTTGGGGCGATGGCTATGACATCATTTACGGCCTGTTTCAAAGCACTACGGGATGTTTGGACATTCCGATAAGGATTGAGCAAACGGATTGCTTAGGATTCATCTTTGAGGGCATAATCTTTCTTGCAGACGTAGAGTTAGACATAAGCAGGTGCATAGCGAAGTGTACGCTCTCCGACAACTCTCTTTCTTCGCTGATAGGCAGGAATTATGATGTTCAAGTTCCTGTTCACTCAAATGTTAGCTTAAATGGAACTCCGCTAACTGGCATTGGTGAGCTGTTGTTCAACCCAAACTATGCGGCAGGTGGAACGGGATGGCCATGGCCTCCTAATGAAAACCCGTTAAACCCAGAGGGTGTTGATGGGGCGTTTAAGTGGTTTGGCATTTTAGAGCTTTATGAGTATATCTCTAAATACTTTCTGAATGATAACACTTTTACGGTTTCGGACTTAAATGGATACCTAACCAACTCCGCAACATATTTTGAGCCCGACCATTGGACAATACAAATAGACCCAGTAGTTACTTATTCGGGTACGGGAACTCCAACTTGCGATGTTAGTTATAACGATGCCTTTGGCAATCAAATAACCAGAACCATAAATCTATTCCCGTGCGACCCTTCATTTGGATATAGCCCACTTAGGACTTTAACCAATATAAGAGAGGGTATTCAAGAGTATTTCTTGATAACGAGCTTAAATCCTTTTGACGGTGAGTGGCAGGATAACTATTGCAATAGGGCTATGGCAGTTGGGGATATAACTTATCCAGGAGGCCCTGCTGCCCGAAGAATTATGGATGTTTACTTCCCTTGGGATGCAGGCAATTTAACTGTTGGTAACTTTCAGAATATAACTACGGGTGCGATTACGATAACTAAAGTAAACGCTTACAATTACGGGCCATACTATGCAAGGCTAACTTCGGGCAAAATATTGAAGAACTGGGCTAATCCCGCATCATCGGTAATGGATGGTTCTTTTGCTCGTGGCGCACAAATTAACGTTTCGTTTGCAGACCTTATGTCTGGATTTGGCAAGTTGTTCAACTTAGGTATCAAGTTTGGGATTACGGGAACGGGCGACTACACGATGACTATTGGCAAGGAGAGCGACCTGTATGAAACGACAGAGGCTTTCGCCATTGATATGCCATACGAGGTTATGCTCGTAAAAGATAATAAGTTTGGCATTTCTTCATTGAAGGTAGGGAAAACCAATACTAACCCATCATTTAATGCGGGTATTCAAGAGGAAGTGAGCTATGTGAGTAATGTATGTAGTGAGCAGGATTTCGATGCATCAATAGGGCTTCAGATACCAACGGTTGAAAACCTTGTAACCTTAGATGGAATTATAAGCCTAACCGATGACCAGCTTTATGTAGCGGAGAAAGACCCCGTTCAGTACAATAATGCCATTGTTGGCAACTATTACAAGATAGCCTCCCATTTAGCCACTTATGTACGGAGAGACCCGAGTATTTCATTTTGCCCAAAATTATATATTGGCGATATGGTCGCAGGTATTGTGAACCACCCCGAAATAGCGAGGGCATACGTTCACAGGTCAGGTGATGGCTTTTCTTGGAACGGGAACTTTATCCCCAACAATAGTGGCCCGAAGATTAGGAATAGAGTTACATTTGAATCCCCTATAACCGTTGAGCAGTTTAATCTCATTCAGGCCAATCCATATCAGAAGATACGCTTTGGCGCGGGTCTTTACGAAACGGGGTGGGTGATGAGCCTTGAATACAACATTACTTCGGGAATGACTAAATTTGAACTTTTAACAGAATGAGCATACAAGCCGTACCTAATCAGCCCTTAGACTGGCAACTCCTTCCTCTTGCTGAGTCGGATTGCCCTGACTGCCCTCCTGCCGACTATTGCAGCCCGATGCTATTCATCCAAGAGGATGATGGCTCAGGCAACAAGTATTACACTTCCGAGGAAATGAGCTATCAGATAATAGTCCCGATAGACACGGCTTGCCCAAATGAGTTAAGTGGGATTGAAGAAAAGTCATCTGAAAATGCAACATGGTTTTTGAATGATGATGGTAGTGTTCGTGTAGACTTTGGGTATGATGGTTGTGATTCAGAGCCAGTGGCTGAGATAGCTTTTGATGCAATCCCCACTACCGAAGGATGCCCTCTTATTTTTGACTTCTGCTTAAATTGGGACACGGAGTGCGACCAATTCTTTACATATCCAATCTACATTCCTGTTGAAATATCTGGGGCTACAACTCCACTGACTCAAAAAACAATAACAATAGCATCCCGACCCGACCCTGCCAGTGGCTATTGCGGAAACCTTGTTTTTGACAACATAACCGACACTACCATTTCGCTAAATATCAATGCGACTAATATCACTCCGCTTGTAGACTGCGACCCAGACCCCGAAGTTCAAGACTGCTGTTGTACTTCATTGATTACATTCTACATTAGAACGGGTTGCGGATTTAAGCCCAATGGTGCTTCACCTGTCGGAGAGGTTATTGATACTGATGCGGTTTTTAACCAAACCTATTACAGTGTTGATACATACGATGCTCAGAACTATGTGATAAGCGGAGGGTTTCAAATAACTGAAATATGGGCAGTCCCAACAACAGGGCAACTATACTCGTGGAATGACTATCGAGCCAAGTGTATGAACATATATCTTGGATTTGATAGCAACTGTTGTAGCGAAAATATTTGTGATGCGAGCTTCATATCCACCTGTATTAAACCGATAACTGACCCTTGCGGAACGGTAAAGGTTACATACTACCAAGATGTAACCTCTGACTCCGATTCACTTGGGTTTGGCTTCATCTACCCTGCCGCCAACACTCCTTCTTCTACATTCAAGCAATATATGCGGTTTAAGGCCAATGTAAGGGATGCTAAGTATGATGGGGCAATGGTGTCGTATCAGGATTCTTTAGGGCGCAAAAGGGTTGTTTATGCCGAAAGGAGGAAGTCTCTAAGCCTGAACACCGACCTGCTCCCCGAATTTGTCCACGATGCCTTGAGTTTAGCTTGTAGGCACGACAATTTCTTCCTTGAAGATGAGTTGTTCGGAGTTAATGACAACTTCTTCACACGCTCTACGGACTATTCCCCGACTTATGTGCGTATGAGTAGGCTTGCGCCCGTTAAATTGGAGGTTGAGGCTAAAACTCAGGACCTAAAAAAGAATATGTGCATTTAGTATATTTGCACTGTTGTCGTGATGTTGTGGCGGGAACTTGCCATATAAAAGTTCATAGACCCTTTCAATTATAAAAAAATGGCTTTTTGCTCAATAGGATGCTCCGAGTTGCCCCCACACGAAATTGTGGATTGCGGAGCTTATAAACTTGGCGGTATTTCCGCTGCTGCTATCGTCTTTTGCGATGCTGAACTTCCTGCGACTGCTGCGGATTGGAGTACCGATACTTGGTACGAAGATACCGTTACTGCCGAACAGCTATTCCGTATTGCTGGTATTAAGGGGACTGTTGCATCTCCTGCTGCCGTTGAAGTACCCAATCCGATTGCTTGTGGCCCTGAGAACATTCTCGTAGGCTTTAACTGGACTTGCACTTGGCAGGATGCCAATGCTACGGGTTATAGTTCAACAGGTCCTTCTAATGGAAACACTCAGTTCTACTGCGACCTGAACACTCAGACCACTTATTTGATTCTGTACTTGTGCGGAAGCGATGAAGTGATGGTGATTACAAATCCCACGAACTACCGTGCGGCTTTGATGGTTCCAGATAATGACCGTGCGTTGCAGATGTTTGAGGTAACGGCTTCTGCCTACATCCCCGTAGGAGATTGTATTCAGAAGTACCCTGCGCCTCCAACTTTCTTCTCCACTCTTTAATCTTAGAGTTTGGTAACATTAAGAGCTGCCTTATGGCGGCTCTTTTTGTTTACTTTTGTCCCTATGAGTACAGCAATCGTTCTTATGGCCTTCGGTAAGAAGGAATACTATCAGATGGCCTATAATATGGCCTTATCTATCCGAAGGTTTAATAGCTACATCCCGATTCACCTCATCCACGATGATAAGTACAGCCTCCCTGACCACAAGTCTTGGGTTTTCAGCATAAGAACCCCTATTGACGAAAGGGATTTATACCAAAATGGGGTGTTCAGTCCTGGTATGGCTAAGCTAAACATAGACAGGTATTTAGTCCACAATGTGAACATATACCTCGATGTAGATGGAATTTGCCTTCGCCCATTAGACGAAATAATTAACAAGGCTAATGCCCTAAAAGAATGTTTTTATGCTCAGAAGGCACAGGGATTTAGAGGTCAGGATGTTATTCCTATGGGCAACTATAAAAGGGATGGGAATGAGTTCCCTGAAATGCAGTGGGCAACCTTAGAAAAGATATGGGAATACCACGAAATAAGTGAAGATGCCCTTGTGCCAGCTATAAACTCCTCTTTCCTTGTTCTAAGAAAGGGAGATGACCTCAATAGATTTTATGAGCAGGCAAGAGAAAATGCTAGAAATGGCGTTCCTTTGAGCGAGTTGTCTATGCCCTGGGGGAATACATATCCCGATGAACTTGCCCTTAATGTAGCCTGTGGGCAGTTTGGCATAAACCCTGACTTTGGGGGGTATCCGATAATGTTTGCTCACCAGTCTGTGCCCAAAGAGGTGATATATGATGCTGAAAAAAATCACTGGTTTTTAGGGCTTTATGGAGGCAGGGGGTTCACCTCGGCTGCTATGTGGGAGTTTGCCGACAAAAAGTTAATGGATTACCACAGGCATATGGGGCTAACGCATGAGTACAAGTGGCATAAAATGTCGGTTGCTAAACACGCCAATAAATCAAGATTGTTAGCAGAAGGGAGGCCGCCAAGATAACTATGATTTCATTTATTACAAGCTGTAAGGGAAGGCTTCACCACTTAAAGCAGTGTCTGCCAACATGGACTTCTCAAAATGGATTTGAGATAGAGGTTGTCGTTGTTGATTATGACGACCCTGACAATTCGTTTGACTATGTTCTTAACTTAGGAAACCCGATGGTTAGGGCTGTTAAAGCCCATGATGAAAGCGGGTTCTTTAATCTTAGCAAGGCTAGAAATATTGGCGCATTAAACGCAGATGACAGGGCTGATATATTTTTTTTCATAGATGCTGATGCTATGCTTACTAATAACAACTTCTTAAAAAACCATATTGGGGATGTGTTAGTTGGTGGCAGTTTTTTGAATGGCTGGGGGTATGGAGATGGGACAGGATGCTGTTTAATATGGAAAGAGCTATTTACGAGAGCAAAAGGGTATAATGAAAATGTTGATGGATGGG